CCATCTTGGTCAGCTGTAGTTGATTCTTCAGCATAAATATCTAAGGCTGTTGATATTTCAGGAGTATTATGTGAAAAGATGGTATCTGTAGCAAAGTTTTTATAGCCTGGTACGGTTAAATCATAGACAGGTACAACACCATAAGGTTCAATTGACACTATCTTGTGATTTACAACAGATTCTTCCTCAACTGCTTCAACTTTCTTTCTTCCAGTTTTACCCATTTCAATACCATATGCTTGAGTAAAAACTGTCCAATTGTTGTAACCGCCTTGTCTTAATGTTGAACGTAACTTTCCATGGGTTATATTTAATTTTTTACAAACATTTTTGATTAATCTTTCTTTTTTAGCAACCTCAACTAATAAATCCCAAGGAATTACATCAAAATTAATTGATTTATAGTTCTCGGAGATTGGTACATATTTTGATATTTTATAAACATCCAAAAAAGTATCCCAATTTTTAAAACCATTAAATTTTAATTCATTTTGGATTTTTTTAATTGAAACATTTAAAGCCTTTGCAGTTTTTTCAAGCGTTCTCTCACTTTTTGCTGTTTCAACTAACATATTAAAACTTAATTGAATATATGCGGGGTTATTTCTCCCACTTCTTACGCCATTCCATTGATGTTTGTTAGTTCTTTTAGAAGTTTCAAGCATCTTGCGTCTATATTCAGGATTAGCCCACAATTTTTCATTATTTAACCTTGCATGATATGCTCTATGTTCAGAAATATTCCATATTTTTAAATTTTCAGGCAAATTATTTTTACCATTAAAATCTATATGATAAACTTCTTCATCTTCGCCAACTTTAGTATCATAATACCATTCAGCAATTAATTTATGTTCAGATACCCAACCATGATGACCTTCATTTTTATTGCAGACATAAACCCAATTATAATTTTGATTATCATAAAATGATTTCCTATAAAAAGGCATCATAGAATCACCTGGTTTTAAATTTTCAACTTCACAGAAAACACCATCACGTTTTAAAAATCTATGGCCATAAGTTGCAATTATATGAGACCCGTCATCAAAAGTAATTTTATATGTCATCTCATCTCGTGTGTAGTGTGCATTTCTTGCTAACGCAGGAACCACCTTTCCAAGGTTATGGTCATAAGCATATGTTATAAATTCATGGTCTCTACCTTTTTTCGCAAGTTCTTCAATGGTAATAAAACCATCGGGGGTTGCTATTTTAGTGTCACCCGCAATTGAATATTCCATACTTTCGTAATCATAATATGATGCTAATCTGGTAGGTTCAAAGTATACACCTTGTGTATATAGATTATTTTCAACTTTTGCCCATTGGGTTGATAAATATAAAGATTGTTGTGCTTGTAATTTTGCAAGTTCATATTCTTGCTTATTTGTAGTTTTTAATAATTCTTTTTTATCAAATTTATATACTGGATAGTCTTGATTTAATAATGAATTTGGCCCAAAAGCTTGTGCAAGTCTTTGCCACACTGTTAGATTAGTATTTTGATTACTCATAATTTATAATTTATAATTTAATTATTTTTTTTTAAAAATCAACGAATTTTACCAAAAAGCCAAGAATATTGTTGATAATCATTTAGTGTAGATTTATTATTAAATTGTGAATCATAATAAGGGTTTCCTTGAGGCATATTTGGATTAAATTCTATTTGTTTTGCAACGTTTTCATTTGAAGAAACTGTCCAAGAACTTATTAAAGCTTTAGTTTGTTCAGTTACTTTGGTTAATTGCGTAAATGAATTTTCGCCAACATATATTGCCATAGATATTGCCATAATTAAATCATCATGATGGCCTTTTTGGTGGTCTGGTCTGCCATTAATATACACAAAAGTATTCATTTCATTAAAAAGTCTTCGACTTTTAATTGTAAATCCATGTCTTAAAGCCTCTTCAAAAGCGGATATAATTTGAACACGCTTATTATTAAAGTTTATTCCAGGTATTTTATCTAAAGTTTTTTGGTCATATTTCCATTTATTGCCAAGTTCGATACCATCATAATATAAGTTTTTATAACCCATTTCTTGTAATTTACGTGATGTTGATACACCCATACCACCTGTAAGGTCGATAACAATATATGCATTATAAATTTTACCCCATTTATAGGCAATTTCTGCAGCAACATCTGGAGGTATTTTTCCAACATATTCAAATACTTGCTCTCTGGCATCAAAATCGATAATTTCAATTGATGTAAAATCTTCAGAATCACCCCTTGACACATCAATGCCCATAATATATTTATGATTAATTATTGGGTCTTTCCACTTTGATATTGCACCACTCATTAATTTTGTTTCAGGTTCACAAATCATATCATTGTGAATTCTTTGCATCATACTTGAGTCAAATACGTTATCACCAGAACCAAGAAAATTATTTTCAAGTTCTTGCGAAATTTTTCGTTTATCGTATTTTAATTTTTTAACCATCTTCTCATGCCATGTAGAAGTTGGTTTATACCCTAAAGCAATATATTTTTTTATTTCATCAAAATTTCTTTTTCTTGGGTCTGTATCTGAAAAGTCTAATATTTCAATATTCTTATACTCTTCTCGATTTAAATAATAATGTATTATATCATCAATTTTAAGTAGCTTTAAATCCTTGGCATATCGTGGGTCTTTATACCAAATCATTTCCGTAATTTTAAATTCATTCATATTACGAAGAGCTTGGTCATAAATTTCATAATAAATTGGGTCAAATCCATTTGGTGTCGATATTACAATAACTTTACCACCTGTAGATAATGAAGCCATACAAGCTGCCCAAAAATCAGAATCAGCTTCAATATATGCTGCTTCATCAAAAATTAATATTGTTGGAGTATATCCTCTTAATGCATCTTTTGAGGTTGCAACAGCTTTAACTTCACACCCATTTCTAAGTTTATAATGTCTTTGTGAATTTTTTTCTGTGGTATATTGAACATCTACCCATTTTGGCCATTGGTCTAAAAACCCTCTAACTTTATTAGCCATTTCAACTGCAGTATCTAATTTATTTGCAATTATTAAAACTTTTTCAGGTTTTGATTTTTTAGCAAATGCAAGTTTTTTTGATGTCCACGCTGCAGTTACTGTTGAAACACCAGCTTGTCTATATTTTAGCGCAATATTTTCATTATAATTATCATAATCGTTAATTAAATTTTCTTGGTCGTCAAATAATTCTAATGGTACATATTGAGAAACTGTGTTATCATAAGTTTGTAAATATGTTTTTAATGCGTATGGTGTATCTGAAATACATTTTGAATATTCTAAAATAATTTCTTCTTTTGTTATTGGCATAATTGTTCTTTATTTTAAATATTACCAATATTCTTTTTTTTATCACATATAAATTTTAATACCAACATTAACTTGTTGTCTTATTTCATCTTCTGTCATTGTCTTAGCTATTTGTGTATTTCTTAAATCCAACCAACCACCAACTTTGGTTAAATTTCCAAGTGATTCGAGATTTTGGCAATTATATAAACTTAAACTACTACCAACTTCTGTTAAATTCCCAATCACTTGGAAATTTTTGCAATCATATAAATTCAAATAACCACCAACTTCGGTTAAATTTCCAAGTGATTCAAGATTTTTGCACCCAAATAAATCCAAATCACCACCAACTTCAGTTAAATTTCCAAGTGATTCGAGATTTGTATTTCTTAAATCCAAATTACCACCAACTTCTGTTAAATTTCCAAATGATTCAAGATTTGTATTTCTTAAATCCAACCAACCACCAACTTCAGTTAAATTTCCAAGTGATTGGAGATTTGTACAATTATATAAATCCAAAAAACCACCAACAGCATAACAATTACCAAGGGTTGTTATTTTTTTATCACCGCCTAAATCAACATCACCCAAAATCTTAAATGGTTTTCCTTCACTTAATTCCAATACCAGATTCCAATCATTATCAAAATAATGAAATGGTGGAAGTGTTATTATTTCTTCTTGTTCTTTTAATAGTTTTCGGATTAATTTTTTCATTATAAATAAATTTTACCATCAACATTAACTTGTTGTCTTATTTCATTTTTTGTCATTGTCTTAGCTATTGGTGTATTTCTTAAACCCAAACTACCACTAACTTCGGTTAAATTTCCAAGGGATTGGAGATTTTTGCAATCATCTAAATTCAAATAACCACCAACCTTAGTTAAATTTCCAAGTGATTGGAGATTTTGGCAATGATATAAATCCAACCAATCACCAACTTCAGTTAAATTTCCAAGTGATTCGAGATTTTGGCACCAATTTAAATACAAATGACCACCAACTTTGGTTAACTTTCCAAGTGATTCGAGATTTCGGCACTCAAATAAATTTAAATTACCACCAACAGCATAACAATTACCAAGGGTTGTTATTTTTTTATCACCGCCTAAAATAACATTACCCAAAATTTTAAATGGTTTTCCTTCAGATAATTCCAATACCAGATTCCAATCGTATTCGAAATATTCAAATGGTGGAAGAGTTATTATTTCTTCTTGCTCTTTTAATATTTTTCGGATTAATTTTTTCATCCTGAAACATAATTATTTAGGGAACTTTTGTTAAATTATATCTATTATCTTTAGTTTTTAATTGTTCAATTCTTTTTTTTGTAATTCCTAAGTCTTTCCATCCACCTTGAATTTTGCTTTCGCAATATTTTACAGCATCTTTATAATTTTTTAATTTAACATCATCAATTCTTGTATTTTTTTCAGATAAAATATTATAACGTTCAATAATTTGTGAACAAACTTTACGGTCTCCATATTTCCGACTTTGAATTAATTCATTTAATTCAATAATTACATCTTCCTCATCAATTGCTATAATATCTTTAACTAAAATATAATCATTTGGAAATTCTTTAGGATAAAAATCTTTTAAATTAATTGTTATATATTTATTTATCTCATGTGGTGCAATAAGACCTCCTAAGTCTTTCCATCCACCTTGAACATAATCATTAATAACTTTTTCTTGTTGTGCAGTTTTTTCTTGACTTATTCCTGAAGTTACTTTTGTATAATTTGAACACTTCCAAAGACCTTCATTATATTCATCTTTTAAAGTTATTACAAATTTATTTCCTTCTTTTCTTCTCGATTTATCCCAATCATCTTTTGGAACTACATAGTACACCCATACTTCACCAACTTGTTCGTTAGTAATAATTAATTTATCACCTGCATTATATGTCCCATTTGGACTTGAATTTTGAGCATCCTTAACAATTACTGTATTATTTGTAACAGTTGTTCCAGGTATTGTGGTGTTTGGAAAAATTTCACCACCACTTAAAAATGAGCATTTATACTCATCTCTCATAGCTTTTAAGTCAGCAGAACTACTTTGTTGTTCAAATATATTTTTTTTCATAATCTTAGTCTCCTTCAACGTTTTGAGAATTACTTTTAGAAGCATTTTGTTGTCTTCTTTCAGCACGATTTAACGGTTTATTTTGAGTTTTAGCATTTTGTTGTAAATTTTGAACAGGTTCACTTTTAGGATTAGAATCGTTTGGTAATGTTTTAATTTCTTGTGAGTTTAAATCTGTAAGTTCCTGTGTTTTTTTTGTACAATAATCATTAATTTGTTGAACTGTTATAGGCGTATTATTGGTAATAGCAGAAAATTCTGTAGTATTTTTTAAAGCTTTAAATGTTTTTGGACCAAAAAAACCAATTTCTTTATCAGGTATACTCATTTTTAAACATGATTGTAATTTACCAATATGTTCTTTATTGAATGAATATATTTTAAAATTATCATTCAACTTCTTATACGTTCTTTTCTGAGCAGATTGCGTAGTATTTTTTTGAGATTTTGAATCACCACTTGTGCCTCCAGACCACGAATCTAAATTATATCTATTTAAATTGGTATTTATGCTTGTTTTTGTTTTGTAATCATAACTCCAATCTGTATTTAATTTAGTACCATTACAACTCCATTTACCAATTTTAATGGCATTTTGAGTGTTCATATCGCTGATAGCAGTACCTTGTTTAAAATTCCACACATATCCATCAGCTCTATAATATTGCGTAGATTGTGCTTCATATTGTATACAAAAATTCATATTTGAATTACGATTGAACATATTACATTTAATCGTACCTGGTGTTTCATTAGTTGAATTATTCCATGTTTTTGTAGATATTAAACAATTTGCTAATTTTGCAAATGTTCGTCCTTGTTCATTCAAAGTTTTTGATGAATCGTAATTTATTAATAATAAATTTCTTTGTATTATTTCTTGTATTTGTTCAGTTTTCATATTATTTTTTATTCACCTTCAGGATTTATGTCAAGAGTACCAATTCTTGGTTTTCTTACTGCATTGTTTGTTGATGTTTGAGTTGTGTTAGATTCAACATTCGATTGTTCACAAATTTTTGTAATATCGGAAACTTTAATTTGTGTATTTTCAGTTACTGATTCATAGCCAGAAACTTTTTGCAAAGCCTCCAAAGTTTTTGGGCCAAAATAACCATCAACTTTTAAATTATTACCCAATTTGTTTAAACACTCTTGTAATTGTTTAATATATCTATCATTTTTACAGTACATTTGGAAAGGTTCATTTGGACATTCAACATATGAGGATTCTTCGGAACCTGCACCACTACCTAAACTTCCACCACAGGGTATTGAGAACTTTCTTCCACCAAGCTCAACGTTTATTACTGAACCCCCGTCATCCCAGGAACCTTCAAATTTTCCATCAGCACTTTCACAATTTTTATTAGCAAAAACTTTAATACCACCACTAATATCAAGCTGTCGAACTCCAGTTTTTGATATTAAAATGTAATCAAGTCCACTCATTTTTTTAACATCCTCGTCTGACATTTTTTCAAGTAAACAATCTGGATATAACTCAGGCTCTTCACTTTGTAAAAATCCTATTAATACCAAAATTCCACCACCAGCTGCTAAAATAGCTAAGAATTTTTGTTTTAAAGATAATTTTGACCATTTTTCGCCAAATGATGATTTAATTTTATTAAATGCATTACTACTTCTTGACGCTGTTCTTGATGCAGTTCTTGATATCCTACCAGCAGTAGTTGCGCCACCTTTTACATATTCTACAGTTTTTTTAGCAATATCCTCAGCGATATCTGTAGGATATCCTTTTTTAATTAATCGGTTTTTAATTCTTGTAACACTTTTGTTAATATCGTCATCAATCAATTTGATATACTCATCAGTAGTACTACCAATTTTTCCAGCTCTATTTATTAAAATTTTTCTAAGGTTTCCAGTAACTTTACCAGTTCTTAGTAATCCTTTTGCAATTTTACCAAGTGCTTGAGAACTTCTAATAGCTCCAGAACTTAAACCTTTAATTATTTCGTCACCAGTGCTATACGTAGTTTTATTATCAACAATTTTACCAACTTCACTAATAACATCGTCAAATAAACTTTTTGCCGCAGTATATTCAGCAGTACCAGCAGCTTTTGCAGCTTGTATTGCGGCATCATCTGAAAATCCAAATAATGATTTTAATATTGATTTCCCAGTTTGTTCACTTAAAACTTGAGTATTATCGTTTACTAATGTATTTGAAACATTTTCATTCAAAGTTTTTGAGTTATCATAACCCATTAACAATTTAATTTTTGAAATCTCCTCGTTTATTAATTTTTTTTCCATAATATTTTTTATAATTCAAATTCAGCTTCATCCCAATTTATATCGCTATTATTCTCAACACTCTTTAAAGCTTCTTGATAGTCTTTTTCAGTTATTTTACCAGTATTTATTGCTTGTTGAACATCTTTTTCTTTACAATTCCAGTTAAGACCTAAAGCTTGACATACTGCAGATGTTACAACAAAACTTTTTACACCAGCTTTAATCACTTTACCTTTAGTAACAGATTTTGCACCATTATCCATATCATCTACAAATTTGGATAATTGGGATTCAGCTTTTGTTCCAAAATTTGCTAAAAATTTAATTCCTAATTTATTACCAAGCCAACTTGCAGCATTTTTAATAGCATTTATTACTGCAGAAACCCCACTTTTAATTCCATTGAATATTTTTGCAAAAATTCCACCTTTTTGTGCTGCAGCTTTACCTAAACCAAAAAAACTACCGATAGCTTTAATTTTATTACCGATAGCTTTAATTAATAATGGGAATGCTATGCCAAGAATGTCAAATATAATATCACTAAATTCGAATTTATATTCTCCAGAAGTGTATTTACCACTATACCATTTATAAATGTCCCATATTAGTAATGAACCATAAATAATAGTATTTGGTATATTACCAATCCCAGGCAATCCAACTTCTATTGCTGTAGTTATACCAACACCAACAGCACTATATGCAAAACTTCTAAAATTCTCCATTAAACATGCTACAGTGTCATTTGTTAAACAATTATATGCGGCAGTTACTTTGTTTTTAACCCAATCCCAGGTATTTGATACACCTTTTTTAACAGCTGAAGCTGCAGATGAAATTCCTTTACCCACAGATTTTAGACCTCGGCCAACCCAAGTATCACTCCAAAAATCTTCAATAATTAAATTTATGGCATTCCAAGAATTATTGACCCTCGATTCAATAATTAAATTATCAAATGATTCATTAATAAGTAATAATTTGTTGCCATATTTTCTTTCCCATTCATTAACAACAGTTACTATATTAGGATGGTTAATGTCTTCTAAAAGAACATTTAAAAATTTTCTTGGGATTGTTAAATATTCATCTAAAGACACTTTAGAATTTTTGTATAAAAAATTAAAATTTTCTTTTAATATATTTACAGCAATATTCAAATTTTCATTTGAATATTCTAAAATATTTTGACCATTTAAATCTTCTGAAATATTAACAACACCATTATTGGTAAATAAATATGAGCCATTAAAAGATATTCCTTCAAATTGTAAATTTTTAGTATTATTCATCTATTTTTATTAGATAAATATACTAAAAATCTAAAAAAAAATAAATCAAATAAAAATTTTAAAAAAGTTGATTAGCTGGACCAGTTCTTGCCACACCTGATACCCATTTTTCATCACTTTTCATTAAAGGATTTGCTTTACCTCTACTAACTTTTGAACCAACAATTTGTGACCATGTTGTAACATTAGCTTTTTCAGATTCTGGGGCAGTATTTGCATCTTGCTCACCCATTTCTGATTTAACAACTGATGAGCCACTAACTTTTTCGTATTCTTTTATAAAATCTTCAATACTTAACATATTAAATAATATTTGGTAAATTATTTGGATTTATTACATAGTATTCATTTAAAAATGATAATAAATCGGATTCATTAATTTCAATTTCAGAATATTGATTATCATATTCAATATCGTCTTCATCATAATCGTAAAAAGAGTTATTGGGTAAATCTAATTCAATTCCAAAATTTATTACATCATTTAAATCAATTTTATCAATTCTTATTTCATCTTCAGAATCGTTAATTAACCTAAATTGTACTTCTAAAGTATTCGTTAAATCATCTACAAAATAGTAAACAACCTCTGCTATTTCCATATCAATTATATTTTGTAAGTCTTTTAAACATTTCTAAAGATTCTTTTAATTGCTCTTTAACAATTTCATCTAAATCCCCAGAGTTCATTAAATCGGAATCGTAATCAATTTCGTCATTTTCAATGTAATCAAATTTACCATTCAAATCTTCAACATATTGTTCTCCACATTCTGAACAAACATTTTCAACAATTTTGCCGCCACATTGCTCACAAACTGAACCCTCCTCAATTGATTCAGATATTCTAATATTATTTGTATAACCTCTTATTTTATTATCTGAAGTCATTGTAACACCTTCTTTGTCGTTTGCCAAATCTTGAACATATAAAGGATATTCATTATTATTAGACTGCTTAACAGAATATCCATCATAAAGTGTTTTATGTTTATCTAAGATATTCTGTTTCTCATCATCTGTTATTTTTGTTGCAAAAAAATTCATAATTATATATTTTATAATTATAAATACACATTTAATACAAAAAAATTAATAATTTTCGTGATGAAGTTTTAAAATTGCATCAATAATTTTTTTAATATTTTTATCCGACAATTTATGCCGAAACTTATATTTGCTAAACCAATACTCCAAACAGTCATTAATTGATGTTTTGGTTATAAATGACATCCGTTTAAATCCATAATACTGACAAATTAATTCTTCCTCTTGAAGATAATAATTTTTATTTTTGGATTTTTTTAATTTAACGTTATTAATATCTAAAATTATATGCTGTAATTCATGTCTTACTAATTCATTTAATTCACCTATTAAATTATAGTAGATTTTTTCACAATTATTCGGATTATATGATATTTGAATAATCATTGTTTCATCTTCAATATCATATTCACCATCTAAATAAAAATCATCAATATCAACATTTTGATTTATTAATAATTCAACATTAAATGTTGCCGCTAAAGAATTAAATTCATAAAAATGTTTTTCATCATTAAAATATTCTGGTAAATAATATTCCCCAGTTTTTTGATTTTTAAATATGTTAAAAACATCTTTAACAATTGTTCTGACAATATGCCTTGGCTTTCCAATTTTTAAATTCATTTATTAATATTTATAATAATAATAAATGAATTATGAATAATAATAAAGATTTAGATAAAAAAATTAAATGGGATGTAATATATGATGAAAATACACATACAACAATTTGGAAATATGATTTAAGAATTACTCCGAATGGTCCATATTGTGTTGAAGTGAAATATAAAAAAAACTATTCACACATACCCGAAAAAAAGAAAACCTTGGGAGATTATGCCAAAGAATTTAAAAAAAATTAAACGAGGTCATAAAAAAAATCATCGCTATCACCAGCAGACCATTTTAAACCATCCTCACAATTAAAATATTTTGTTGAAACTTTAAAATCTGGAATTGTTACACCTTTTGGTGTTAATGATTGGTCAAAAAATAAAACTCGATTATTTGGCTGCGCTGCGAATTGGCCATTGTCCAACTTAATAATATTAAAAGACTTGTGTTCATTTGGTGTTTCAGAAAGCGTTACATTTAATTCATTTGGATTACTATGACATGAATCAATTGTAAACATATAATGACCATTATAGAGAGTTTTATTCTTAAGTAATACTTTACATCGCAGCCCAGATAATAAAGACTTTTCAATAACTTCAATATTGTATGATAACCCATCCCAAATTTCTAAATAATCTAAATTAAATTGTTCATCATTCTGAATGTCAGTTTTCCAAACATATGCTGATAGTGGTAATTTATCATATAATGCACCATAATTAGTTAGAAGAGATTCAAAATATAATGCACGACCTTTTATTGACTTAATTGAAACCCAATAGCAAGGTTCGAATTCACCATGCCCCGAATTAAAATCATATAAGAATTCTTTTTTAATATAACATTGTACTGGTGGCAAGTTGGCTATAAGATAACTCATATTTTAAATTTTCTATTAATTTTTCATCCCAATCAATACTATGTCTTGAGTTGAAGTTACTTATTAAATATTCAATAGATTGTAAAAAATTATGTTTTTTCAATAAAATATACGCTAAAATATCGGCATTTAATTCGTCAGATTGACTATGGGTCTCAGTATGTCCTAATAAATAATGTGCCACTTCATGAGCTTCAATAAATCTTACTAAATTATAATCACCATGTTTCAATATTGCCTCGCCATCAATTACAATAGTTTTTTCATTAACCATAAAAAACCCATAACCTAAAATTTCAAAATGTGGTTTGAAGACCGAGTATTGGGCATCATTATTAAAAATAATAATGACGACAATCTCATTGTTAAAAACGCTATTATATGTTAGAACACTTTCTGACATTGGATAATTCTTTGCATGATTTTTTTATTGTATACCAACAGCTTTGATAGTGCAATTTTTCACCCATTCTTGCCTCAAGTTCATATGGATTATTATTATACCCTAAAAGCTTAGAATATTTATGGTATTTAACGTATTGTGAATCATTTCTCAATTGTAAATAATGAATATATTCGTGGATGACAGTTCTAATAACATCTGAATAAGATTTGCAGATTTTTAAGTAAACAATCATTTTTCCATCACAATAATAACCTTTGTATTTTTGATACATTGTTTTATCAACCCTAATCTTACAAGGTTTAGCATTTTTAGGGGTTCCTAAATTATCGACACACCACAAATATGCCTGTTTTGCAATTTTGGTTGCCAATTCCAAATCATATTGATACCTTATACTCATCGCTGCAAAGATACAATATTCTTGGAGATAAAAAAATTATTCTACAATTTTTTTTGGTTTTGGCGATTTACCAGCTAAGTACCCATTAACTACTGCAGTAATTAGTTTCAAATCTGTGCCCCAAGGTGAATTACCAAGAATATTTGCCATTTCCTTTAAACCGACATCATCAATTAACCCTTGTTTAATTTTTTGAAAATTTGCTTGTTTTAAAGTACTACAAGTTGCAATAATTCCATCTTTTTTTGTTGCATAATTTTGAATACCTCTCGCAAAATTTGTTGAATTCGGTCTTTTCCACATAGTATTAAATGGGTTATTTTTTGCAAGACCCCCTTCAGCTTGTCTCCAAGCTAACATAAATAAAACATTGTTCTTTGTAACAGGAGCCCCAAGACATTTTAAAACTTCTTCATAAAAATTAATATCATTAATATTATTTATGTCAATATTTGGTGCTGGTACTTTTTCAGATTTTGAGTTATTAGATAATAAATTATCGTAAAAACTTTTTAATTTTTTAACATCATCACGTTGAAGTAATTGTTGAGAAGCCGTTGAGAAAAAAGATTTTAAATCATCTAATAACTGACTATTTGATGATTGTTCAATTATTGAAAGTTTTTTAATTTTATTTATTTCATTTAATAATTTTGTATTCATATATATAAATATCTATATTAATAATTAAATTTTAATAAAATTTAAGATATTTATTTTAATATGAAAAGCAATTTGTTAAAAAATATTATTCGTGAACATGTTGAAAGAAAAACATTAGATAAAATGGTTTTAATTAAACAAATACCAATTTCTGATAATTTAGAATATCATTTAAAAAATAATATAACATTAAGTGAAAATATATTCAGAATATATTCTGAATCATATTTTAAATTAATTAATGAAGTTAGAGAATTATATAACAAAGGTTTAATTAAATTAAATGAAGATGATATATTTTTAGTTGAAACTAATTTAGGTGAGGAAGCAATATTAGAAGATGGTTCAATTGTTTATTTGGATGCCCCAATTTATGAGGATGATGTTGAAGAATTAATTAAAGAGGCCACACATAGAGGTAAAAAAGTAAGATTGAATAGTCCATTTAGAACTCCAGGTGGGCCTAAAAAATTTGCAGTATACGTTAAAACTCCAAAGGGGACAATTAAAAAAGTGACATTTGGTGACCCAAAATTAAGAGTTAAAAATAATAATGCTAAAGCTGCCAAATCGTTTAGAGCACGACATAAATGTAACCAGAAAAAAGATAGAACAACTGCAGGATACTGGAGTTGTAATGTTTCAAGATATTCTAAAAAATTAGGGTTATCGTCTAAACGTAAGTGGTAATATGGATAGCTTACCTTTTGAACAAATATTTGGTGATAATTTTAGAATTAGAATATTTTCACAAAATGTTGATGAAAATGAATTAAAATGGCATCAAGACGAAGAGAATAGATTTATTATTCCATTACATGATACTGATTGGAAAATTCAATTGGATAATCAATTGCCAATTTCACTAATTAAAAACCAAGTTATTGAAATACCAAAATATTTATGGCATAGAGTAATAAAAGGTTCTAATAATTTAAAAATTAAAATTATATTTGCTAATGAAAACTTTAATCAGAAAAATATTGCAAGAACAAGAAGAAATAATAACACTTCCTCCATTTGAATATTTCGACTACGATTGGAACCTGGTATTGGAATTAAGTGAAGGAAAACCATTTAAAATTTTGGGTGATGTTGATTTAATTGATAAGCAAGAAATAATAACCCTTGGAAATTTAACTGAAGTTGGTGGTTACTTGAATTTACATAATTGCACAAATCTCCAATCACTTGGAAAGTTAACCGAAGTTGGTAGTGCTTTAAGTTTATATAATTGCAAAAATCTTGAATCACTTGGAAATTTAACCAAAGTTGGTGGTTGGTTGGATTTAAGAAATACACAAATAGTACAGACAATGACAAAAGATGAAATAAGACAACAAGTTAATGTTCGTGGTAATATTTATTTTCAATGAAAAACTTAATCAGAAAAATATTGCAAGAACAAGAAGAAATAATAACTCTTCCGCCTATTATACATTTTGATAATGATTGGAATCTGGTATTGGAAGTGTCTGAAGGAAAACCATTTAAAATTTTGGGTAATGTTGATTTAAGGTTTAATCAAGAAATAACAACTCTTGGCAATTGTTATGCTGTTGCTGGTTATTTAAATATTTGGAATTGTAATAATTTTAAATCACTTGGAAATTTAACTGAAGTTGGTGGTTGGTTGGATTTAAAAAATACAAATATACAATCACTTGGAAATTTAACAGAAGTTGGTGGTTGGTTGGATTTAGAAAATTGTACAAATCTACAATCACTTGGAAATTTAACTGAAGTTGGTGATTGGTTGGATTTATATCATTGCCAAAATCTCGAATCACTTGGAAATTTAACCGAAGTTAGTGGTAGTTTGGGTTTAAGAAATACACCAATAGCTAAGACAATGACAGAAAATAAAATAAGACAACAAGTTAATGTTGGTGGTAATATTTATTTATAATGAAAAAATTAATCCGAAAACTATTAAAAGAACAAGAAGAAATAATAACACTTCCTCCTATTATACATTTTGATAATGATTGGAATCTGGTATTGGAAGTGTCTGAAGGTAAACCATTTAAAATTTTGGGTGATGTTTTTTTAGACCATAATCAAGAAATAACAACTCTTGGCAATTGTTATGCTGTTGGTGGTGATTTGGATTTATATAATTGTAAAAATATACAATCCCTTGGAAATTTAACAGAAGTTGGTGGTGATTTGGATTTAAGAGAGACAAATATCCAATCCCTTGAAAGTTTAACTGTTGTTGGTGGTTATTTGGATTTATATTTTTGCGAAAATCTTGAATCACTTGGAAATTTAACTGAAGTTGGTGATTGGTTGGATTTATATCATTGCCAAAATCTCCAATCACTTGGAAATTTAACCAAAGTTGGTGGTAGTTTGGATTTAAGAAATACACCAATAGCTAAGACAATGACAGAAAATAAAATAAGACAACAAGTTAATGTTGGTGGTGATATTTATTTATAATGAAAACTTTAATCAGAAAAATATTGCAAGAACAAGAAGAAATAATAACTCTTCCGCCTATTATACATTTTGATAATGATTGGAATCTGGTATTGGAAGCGTCTGAAGGTAAACCATTTAAAATTTTGGGTGACGTTTTCATAATGAGTAATCAAGAAATAACAACTCTTGGCAATTGTTATGCTGTTGGTGGTTATTTAAATATTTGGAATTGTAATAATTTTAAATCACTTGGAAATTTAACTGAAGTTGGTGGTGAGCTATATTTAGGATTTACAAAAATTAAATCACTTGGTAATTTAAGAAAAGTTAATGATAAAGTTAAATTATCTGATAATTATGAATTAAAAACTTTGGGGAACTTGTATTCTGTTGGCGGCTATTTGAATTTAATAGCTTGCCAAAATCTCCAATCCCTTGGAAATTTAACCGAAGTTGGTGGATATTTGGATGTCAGTCGATGTCAAATAAAATCTTTAGGTAATTTAAAATATGTTGGTAGTTTTTTTGATGTAGAAAATACACCAATAGCACATACAATGACAGAAAATAAAATAAGACAACAAGTTAATGTTGGTGGTAATATTTTTTTTCAATGAAAAACTTAATCAGAAAAATATTAAAAGAACAAGAAGAAATAATAACACTTCCACCATTTCATTATTTTGATAATGATTGGAATCTGGTATTGGAATTAAGTGAAGGAAAACCATTTAAGATTATAGGTAATGTTGATTTAAGTAATAATCAAGAAATAACAACTCTTGGCAATTGTTATGCTGTTGCTGGTTACTTGAATTTATATAATTGCATAAATCTTGAATCCCTTGGAAATTTAACAGAAGTTGGTGGTTGGTTGGATTTAAAAAATTGTACAAATCTACAATCACTTGGAAATTTAACCGAAGTTGGTGGTTGGTTGGATTTATATAATTGCAAAAATCACCAATCACTTGGAAATTTAACCAAAGTTGGTGGTGATTTGGATTTGAGAAAGACAAATATCCAATCACTTGGAAATTTAATCGAAGTTGGCGGTTATTTGAATTTAGCAAAAACACCAATAGCTAATACCATGACAGAATATGAAATAAGACAACAAGTTAATGTTAATGGTGATATTTATTTTGAATTCTATGTTAAATTTTAATATGAAAAACTTAATCAGAAAAATATTGCAAGAACAAGAAGAAATAATAACCCTTCCACCATTTCATTATTTTGATAATGATTGGAATCTGGTATTGGAATTAAGTGAAGGAAAACCATTTAAGATTATGGGTAATGTTGATTTAAGTAATAATCAAGAAATAACAACTCTTGGCAATTGTTATGCTGTTGCTGGTTACTTGAATTTATATAATTGCATAAATCTTGAATCCCTTGGAAATTTAACAGAAGTTGGTGATTATTTGGATTTATTTTATTGCGAAAATCTCCAATCACTTGGAAATTTAACCGAAGTTGGTGGTTGGTTGGATTTATATAATTGCAAAAATCACCAATCACTTGGAAATTTAACAGAAGTTGGTGGTTGGATAAATTTACAAAAATGTAAAAATCTCCAATCACTTGGAAATTTAACTGAAGTTGGTAATGATTTATATATTTGGGAAACACCAATAGCTAAGACAATGACAGAATATGAAATAAGACAACAAGTTAATGTTAATGGTGATATTTATTTTGAATTCTATGTTAAATTTTAATATGAAAAACTTAATCCGAAAAATATTGCAAGAACAAGAAGAAATAATAACCCTTCCACCATTTCATTATTTTGATAATGATTGGAATCTGGTATTGGAATTAAGTGAAGGGAAACCATTTAAAATCTTAGGTGATGTTGATTTAATTGATAAGCAAGAAATAACAACTCTTGGCAATTGTTATGCTGTTGGTGGTTTTTTGGATTTATATAATTGTACAAATCTCCAATCACTTGGAAATTTAACCGAAGTTGGTAGTGCTTTAAGTTTACATAATTGCACAAATCTCCAATCCCTTGGAAATTTAACCAAAGTTGGTGGTGATTTGGATTTATATTTTTGCGAAAATCTTGAATCACTTGGAAATTTAACCAAGGTTGGTGGTTATTTGGGATTGAGTTATACACCAATAGCTGATACAATGACAGAAGATGAAATAAGACAACAAGTTAATGTTGGTGGTAAAATTTATTTATAATGAAAAAATTAATTAGAAAACTATTAAAAGAACAAGAAGAAATAATAACACTTCCACCATTTGAATATTTCGAATACGATTGGAACCTGGTATTGGAATTATCTGAAGGAAAACCATTTAAAATCTTGGGTGATGTTGATTTAAGGTTTAATCAAGAAATAACAACTCTTGGCAATTGTTATGCTGTTGGTGGTCATTTGTATTTATATAAGTGTGAAAATCTTGAATCTCTTGGAAATTTAACTGAAGTTGGAGGTATTATAAATACTCAAAATTATTAAGTATATTTGCATCAAAAAAATATGACAGAACAAGAATTAATTGAAAATTGTAAATTAAAAATTCCAAAATATCAAAACATACTATATGAAAAGTATAGTGAAAAGATACTTAAAGTTTGTTTAAAATATTCTAAAAACTTTGAAGATGCTCAAGATGCTACAACTGAAACATTTATTAAAGTATTTATGAATATTGAAAAATTTTCAAGAAAAGGTTCTTTTGATGGTTGGATTAAAAAAATTGCAAAAAATACTTCAATTGATAAATTGAATAAAACAAGTAACAAAAAAGAAGTATATCTTGAAAATTTTGAATCATTAACATTTGAATATCCAACATATGATTTTTTAGAGTTTAATGAGATAATTAACTTAATTAAACGTCTTCCAAAGGGGTATAAGAAAATTTTATATTTAAATGTTATTGAAGGTTTTGAGAATAAAGAAATTGCAAAAGTTTTAAACATTGATGAAGGAACTTGTCGCTCTCAACTTTTTAAATGTAGAAAACTCTTAAAAAAATTAATGAATCATTCGAATTTAACATGAACATATTCCCCCATAGGACCTGCAGCCTTTAAAATATATGGAGCATTCGCCAATTCTGGGATAACTTTTTTTAAAGCATTATAAGTATTATATGCTTTATGTTTACACAATTGAAGGTTTCCTGTACCGTCATCGTTATTACCATAAACAGTATCATTATATTCATTTAACTCCTTCCATTTGTTTTTTGCTACATTATTATCAACATGCCCTGCAGGTATTTTAGAAGTTGAAGCTTCAATAGTAACTTTATTTATTCTACCACCATTTTTAACAAAATCTTTAATACCTTCTAAAAACGATGCTTTTTCTAAAAATTTTGGGGTTGCACTATTTTCTTCAAAAAAATCTCCAACATTATATGTTTTTGGCAATTTTAACATGTTTTGTTTAATTCCAAAATCTTCTAAATTAATAGGTTGGCCATACATTGAGACTTCAAGAGAGATTCCATATTTACCATTAAAAGCTGATTGTTGGAAAAATATTTTATTACCTTTTTTACCTTCAATATTTACCATATTTCCTTCAACAGAATCTGGATAATTTGTTCCGACAACAAAACCGCCTAATGTTGGGGCTTCATATCTTTGTGAATAAAATACTATTGGTTTAATAGCCCCAAAATTTGAAATTGGTTCATTTTTTTTATGAATTTCTTCACCATATTTCATTGCGTTTTGCATTTTTTTATTATATCCTAAAAATTTTAATTCTTTACCTTTAACATTTGGGTCATCAAACTCTTTAGTTTGTTCAGTCCACTCAGCCGAAAGTTCTTTTGTTGATGGAAAATCTATATTATAATTTGGAATAATTTCACCATCTTTTTTTTCAGCTAAACACATTTTACCATCGTTAACATAAAAATATAAACCGCCTAATGCATAATATTTACCTGGAGTTGTTTTTTCTTCGTATTCTTTAATAACCCCCATCAAAAAAGATTTAAATTCGCTTTCACTTAATGTTATAATTTTCTTCATATAATTTTATTATAAATATTACTCAACTTTAATTTATACTTGTGAATATTTTTTTTTGTGTTTGGTGATAATATTAAATAAACAACAAAAAAAATAAAAGATAATCCATAGAATATTAAATCAGTTATCCAATATGAATTAGTATATTTCATAATTAAAGCAAATAACGCATCAAACCCCAACGGATTAAAAAATGTACAAAGTATCAATGATACTGTTGCAATTTTTTTTTTACTTATTTGATTTTTTTTTACCAAAATGTGTTTATATAATTAAATATCTATTTTTTTTGAGATAACTAATATTTATATAAAAAAAATTATGGCAAAGTTTAAAACTGAAAGTTCAACAAAGAAAGTTAAAAATAAAGTATCACGTCCGAATGTTCACGCTAAAACAAAATCCTCAAATCATAAGAATTCAAAAAACTATGTAAAAAAATATCGAGGTCAAGGTAGATAATTATCTTCTTCTACTTTCAATATCATCAAGTATATCTTTTAGATTTTCCATACTGGATTCTATAGAATTTTGATAATCATCAACAACATTCTTCATTTTTTCATAATTTTTAATTACATTATTTGTGATTTTATCTAATTTTTTTGAATATTTCTCACCGCTAACTGGTGACTCTTGAGATTTAATACCATTTAAAATATTTTTCAAATTGTCTATTGCTGAATTATATTCGCTGTAATAATTATTAACAATTTCAGATGCTCTATCTAAAGCAAATTCGTTGAATTTATTTTCTTCTTCTTTTTTGTTTATTAATTCAATATTTTTTAATTTAGTGCGTTCAATCCTTGGAATATATTCTGGATTAAATAACTGCGTTATTTTAATCTTTAAGTCTGGATAACGAGTTTTTAAATCTCGAACAAATTTTGTTGTTTTATTATCTGTCAAATTGTAATTTATATATTTTTCAAGATATTTTTTAACAAGCTCTAATAAAACTATTGGTTTTCTACCATTTTTAACCCAGTCTTGAAACTCTGAACTATATTTATAATACTCTAAAAAATTTTTTATTTCAGGCATTGAAATAATTTGACTTGGGTTTTCTTTTAAAATTTCATAAAGCATTTCGCCTAATTTAGGGACTATAACATCTAATCTTTCACCAGCAATTGGTTTGTTCTCATTAATAATATCATTAAAAAAATTTGTTAATTTCATATCTATATTTTAATAATAAATATTAATAGATTAAAAAAAAATCAAATAATTAAAAATTATATGATATTTACTTTTATGGAATTTTTAATAACTGAAAAACAATTAAAAAAAATACTTAATGAGATTAAATATCAAAAAGAAATTGATAGTATATTAGATATGATGAATTTATATAATTTAAAGTATGAAGACTTGCCAAAGGATAAAAAAGAAATTTTGGATAAAGCTGATGATGATACATTTATAAGTAAAGATGAGTATGTAAATATTTTAAATAGAATTTTATCGAATTATCCAATTGGAATTAGTATTGAAGATATTAATGAAATATATCCAACATGGGGTAAACAATTAATTAAAGATGGAATTGCATATGATTTGAAAAAAATAAATAATGTGACTGGAATATTTTGGTTCAATAAAACAAATGGCGTTATTAAATCAATAACAACGCCATTAAAAAAATTTGATAGAATATTTTTAAAAAATTTGTATTTAATAATTAAAAATGTTAATCAAAAAATAAATAATTATGATGATACATTTTAATTCTTAATTTTCCTAAAATTGATTATTTCACTATCATCAACAAAAATCTCGTAGTTTGATTTATTTTTAATGTTATTTAATAAAATATTTTCAGAAATAAAGTCTTCTAATTTATCTTGAATTGCTCTTTTTATAGGTCTTGCCCCATATGTATCATCAAATCCAATTTTACTAATTAAATTAATAACAGACTCATTGAATGATATCTTATAATTTAAGTCCAGGATTCTTTTTTCAAGCTTTAATAGTTCAATTTTTACAATTTTAAAAATATCTTCTTTATTTAATTTATTAAAAACAATAACATCATCAATACGATTTAAAAATTCTGGTGCAAAAAACTTTTTAAGTTCTGATTGTAAAATATCTTTCCTGTGTTCTTCAAGAGCATATGAATTATTATTTTTTCCAAAACCTATACCATTTCCAAAATCTTGAAGTTTTCTAACTCCTATGTTTGAAGTCATAATAATTATGCAATTTTTAAAATTAATTTTTCTACCTAAACTATCTGTTAAATGTCCTTCGTCTAAAACTTGAAGTAATAGTTGAAAAATTTCTTTATGAGCTTTTTCAATTTCATCAAATAACAATACACAATATGGTTTATTTTTAATTTTTTCAGTTAATTGTCCACCTTCTTCATATCCAACATAACCAGGAGCTGAACCTATTAATCGAGATAGACTAATTTTTTCTTGATACTCACTCATATCGATTCTAACTAAAGCGTCTTCAGAACCAAAAACTTCTTTAGCTAATTCTTTAGCTAAAAATGTTTTTCCTACACCAGTTGAACCTAAAAAAATATATGAACCAATAGGTCTGTTAGGGTCTTTTATACCAATTCTATTTCTTTTGATTGACTTTGCAATTCTTTTAACTGCATCTGATTGCCCAATAATCTTTTCATTTAGTGTTGATTCAAGCTGCGTTAAAGATTTGGTATCTTCAACGGATAGTTTGCTTATTGGAACTTTTGTTATTGATGATACAACATCATAAACCAAGTCAATACTAACATTTACACGTTCTTTATTTTTTATTGCCTCATGATGTTTTTTCTTTTCATCTTCAAGTTTTTGGAGAATTTTCCGTTCTTTATCTCGTAAATCAGCCGCTTCTTCATATTTTTGAACCCTTACAATTTCAACTTTCTTCTCTTTAATTTCTTTGGCTTGTAGCTTTAGCTCTTCAATTATTTCGGGAATTTTTAAATTTAGCTGTGCTCTTGAGCCAACCTCATCCATAATGTCAATTGCTTTATCGGGAAATTCCCTGTCGGTAATATATCTATCAGCCAAATCAACAAAAAGTTTAATTGCTTCATCGGAGTAATTCACCCCGTGAAAACTTTCATACTTTTCTTTGATGTTTGTCAGAATTTCAATTGTTTCATCTTTTGAGGCACTATCAATAATAACTTTTTGAAATCTTCTTTCAAGTGCACCGTCCTTTTCAAAACTTTTTCTGTATTCATCAATGGTTGTTGCACCAATACATTGAATATCACCACGTGATAGTGCGGGTTTTAGAATGTTTGAAACATCCAAAGACCCCGAAGAATTTCCCGCACCCACAATTGTGTGGATTTCATCAATAAACAAAATAACATCGGGGTTTGTTTCAAGTTCTTCAATAATAACTTTCATCCTTTCTTCAAACTGACCACGATATTTTGTTCCCGCAACAACTGAAGTTATATCCAATGATAAAATTCGTTTATCTACCAAGGTTCTTGGGACATCACCTTCATTTATTTTAATTGCAAGTCCCTCAATAACAGAAGTTTTTCCGCAATTATGTGAAACAATTCCATTCGATATGTATTTTCTTTCATTATCAAGAACCTCTAAATCGTATGTGTCGTGAATACCAATTTCTTCCCATTCAATAACTTCAGCTAATTCATTAGTTTCACACCAAATCAATTCACCTTCAGTTATATTACCTAAAGCAATCCAATAAGAATTATTTTCAAATTGTACAAATGGATTTACTGAGGTTTCTGCAACTTCAACAAAGTGTTCATCAGAACCAGATAATACCAAACCATTTGATAATTTTATTCTGATACAATTTTTATTCTTTTTTTGGTATAAATTACCAACCAATTTAAATCCTGATGGTGTTTTTATTTTAAAAGTACCACCATCCATTTTAATCATTTCAAAAAATTCTTTTATTGTTATTTTCATATAATACTGTTTAGTTTTTTAATTAATTCAACGTAGTTTGTTTCATGAATTAAATTTAAGTTATTTTTTTGACAAAATAAAATTTTTTCATTCATTTTATCATAATATTTTTTTAGTATTGAATCAAAACTATTATGGTTTTTTTATCTAACATACCAAAATATTTAATATAAATGTTTTGATTAGGCAAATAAAAATCAAATTTAAACTTAGAATTTAGATAATTCTTTTCATATATAAATGTTATATTGTTTTCAACCAAAAATTTTGCAATGTCAAATTCACCAATGCTTTTAAATCGTATTCCATTAAAATATCTTGGGGTATTCTGGCGTTGGTAAATGCCATTACCTATAAATACTACATAGTTTCAATTTTATGCGAATTATCGTTAGAAATTTTTTCAACCTCAATTATCATATCACCCAATAAACAGCCTGGCTCACCCACTAAAACAGGATTATTTTTCTTTCTTCTTGATAAAATTTGTGCAATCCTGACAATTTCTTTATCCCTACCAATAACAGGGTCTAATTTACCTTCTTGAGCTAACTTTGTTAAATCTCGACTAAAATTGTTTAAAGCTGGTGTTGAAGCATCCTCAATTTTTTTTTGAGGATTTTTATTATTTTCATCCATATAATCAAGCATAATTTTTTTTAATAAAATAATCAACTTAAATTGAAATAAATAAATAATATTATTAAATATTTTGTATATTACAAATATATATATTATTATGGCAATAATAAATGAAAAAATTGAAGGCTCAAAAATCTATAATAGAATTCAATCCTCAAATATCTCAGAAACTGAATATGATGTTGAATTAAATAATTTAGTTGTTAAATTTAATAATGGTTTAAAGTATGAATACTTTGATGTTCCACATAATATTTATACACAATTTAGATTATCAGAATCTCAAGGTAAGTTTTTTGTTGTTAATATTTCTAAAAAATTTAAATATAAAAAAATTGAATAATTTTAATTATTTCTAAAATAAAAGTAATGAAAACTTTAATCAGAAAAATATTGCAAGAACAAGAAGAAATAATAACTCTTCCACCATTTCATTATTTCGATAATGATTGGAATCTGGTATTGGAATTAAGTGAAGGAAAACCATTTAAGATTTTGGGTGATGTTAATTTAAGTAATAATCAAGAAATAACAACTCTTGGCAATTGTTATGCTGTTGGTGGTGGTTTGTATTTATATATTTGTAAAAATCTCCAATCACTTGGAAAGTTAACCGAAGTTGGTGGTTATTTGGATTTATTTGGGTGCAAAAATCTCCAATCAATTGGAAATTTAACCGAAGTTGGTGGTTATTTGGATTTACAAAATACACCAATAGCTAAGACAATGACAAAAAATGAAATAAGACAACAAGTTAATGTTGGTGGTAATATTTATTTATAATGAAAACTTTAATCCGAAAACTATTAAAAGAACAAGAAGAAATAATAACACTTCCACCATTTCATTATTTTGATAATGATTGGAACCTGGTATTGGAATTATCTGAAGGAAAACCATTTAAAATTTTGGGT